AGTATCTCAAAGCATAGAGTTATTCAAAGGAGCAGTTTATCCTTCTGAATATACCAATGGATTTAACTGGACAAGTCAACCATTACTTACCAATAGTCCAGCAACGCAATCATTTAGTTCTACTGATTACTTAACAGCTACAGTATACGATACAAATGTAACGGTAAAATATTACCAAACAGGAAGTTTAACGGCTACTAAGAACTACGTACCTACAAGTAACTTTTCTGCTATACCTATAAGTCCTCTTAATATTGGATTATATACAGAGAGCGACGCTATAACTTTAGATGTTACAGGAAGCTCTATAAGATATGAGAAAGAAAATGACTGTAGAATAGAAAAACAAAGATTTGCATTTACAAATAAGTTTGGTTTTTGGGATTATTATACTAACCATACTGCATTAAGAAAACGTACTAACATAGATAGAAATACTTATAGTAGAGACTTTATAGATTATACTCAAAGAGTACCTTCTTATAATATATCCAATAGAGGAGATGTACAATACTATACTGAATATACAGATGAATTTGAGTTTACTACCGATCAAGTAACTGCAGAAACATCGCAATGGTTAAGAGAAATGTTTGAATCTAACGAAGTATACCTACAAAGCGGTAGTGATTTTATACCAATTAACATACTAAATAGTAATGAAACTATAGTTAACAATACTGCAAGATATAAAAATTATCAGTATACAGTTAATTATAGATTTGCTAATAATAGAGAACCAAGATAGATGGCGTATACTATAACACAAAAAGCAACCACTCCTAATGCAGCCTATACAAGGCTCATATATACTGTAAGCGGTAGTACTAATACTTATAGACCTCAATTTAAGTATGTATTAGATATATTTGAATCTGGTAGTACTGATAGATTACATAGAGTAGTACAAGAGGTTAATCCTGCCGGAGTATCTGTATTTGATCCTTCTAGGTTATTTCAAGGAGAATTAAAAGAAGACCAATCTTGGAAAATATCGTCTCTAACACCTTTTGTTTCTAGTAGTAAAGTATTTACGTTAAAGTTTGGAGAACAATACGGTACTTCAATATCTTCTAGTGTAGTAACAGTAGACGATGTACAGCAGACTAATACAGAAGTATTTAGAGGAGTAGTTGAACCAAATAACGGTATAGGGTACGATTGGCAATCTAGTTCTTATGCAGTACTTAGTAATATGCCTGCTACCATGTCAATGCAAGTAGATGACTACGGTACTATATCGGTTTACAATAATGACGTTAGTTATGTTAGTCAAAGCTTTTATTCTTCAAGTGTATCAGGTAGTTTCCTTGTACAAAGTAAAAGCTATACTATAACAGATAACTTTAGTTCAATACCTATCTCTGCTTCTACTCCTTATTGGAATAATGCAGAAGTAAACGTTAGTAGTTCATTAGGATTACAGAGTTACAAATATGAAGTATCAGATGAAACACACAGAGAAAAAACAAGGTTTGCCTTTATTAATAAATTGGGTACTTGGGACTTTTATAACAACTATAACCCGGTTAGGCAATCTATGCAAGTTAAGCGAGAGCAATATACTGCTCCTAGGGTGGATTATTCTAGCCTTACTTCTAATTATGATATAAGCCGTAGAGGTTTAAATACCTATCATAGTACGCAAGACGATACCTTTATAGTAGATACTGATTTTTTAGATAAGACTAATGCTAATTGGATAGAAGAATTATTAGAATCTCCTTCTGTATTTATACAAAGAAACGGAGAGTTTATTCCTATAATGATTACAGATAGTTCTTATACAGCTAATACAAATCAAGCAAGACAGAAACTATTTCAATATATTATAACGTTTAAACCTTCTAATCAACCATTTGGTAAATGGGAACCAGAGTATGTTAGTTGTCCTAAAATACAACCTGTATGCCCAGAGATACAAACTAATGCAATTACTGATATAGACTATACAACTCTTACTCTTAATGGAGAAGTAATTTATGACGGAGGTGGTACTGTTACTAGAGGATTTGCTTGGAATAGCGGTTCAACACCTACTATAGAGAATAATAACCTTGTTGCAGGAACAGGAGAAGGTATATACAGTGCTTCTTTAACAGGATTAGCTACAGGTAGTACTTTCTATGTAAGAGCTTATGCAAGTAACGAAGTATGTTTAATATACGGTAGTGAAGTTAATGCTAAAACTTTAGAATGTTCTGGTAGTAATGTAGAAACAGATCCTATAACTGGTACCTTCTACGGAGGATTTACAGCTAACGGAGAAGTAGTTTGTGAACCACCAGGTGATCTAAATGTAGAAAGAGGATTTGCTTATAGTTCTACAAATGCTAATCCAAGTGTAAGTGCTTCTTTATCAGTTAAAGCTGGATCAGGAGTTGGTATCTTTAGTAGCTCTATAACCTGTCTTACAGGATCTACAGATTACTACGTTAGAGCTTATGCTAGTTCTAGTGGTCATTTATACTATGGAGACGTAAAAGAAACAACAACCTCTACATTTAGTAACCCAACACTTACTGGTACTGCATCTGGTTCTTTATTTAGAGACTTATATATGATTACCCTTAGCGGTAGTATAACACCAGGTAGTGTTACAATAGAAGAAAGAGGATTTGCATTTAGTAGTCAATCTGCTTTACCAGATATTAGTTCATCTAACTCTATAAAACAAATAGTAGCAGGAGGACCAGGAGGTAATTATGAATTTATTTATACTTCATCTAATGCTGGTACTGAATACTTTGGAAGAGCTTATGCTAAATATACTTACTGTGGTGATGATTTTGTATTCTACGGTAATGTAGCTAGTTCTTCAACTCCACCATTTACAGGTAGTTTAAGAGATTTAGATCCTTATGGTTCAGGTAGTATACCTACTGCTTCTTTATTATACTGGTATGACTTTACAGATCAAACTCAGATGACATTTACGTCAAGTACTGCTTTAGAAAATTACGGTCAAATAACAGATATACAAAACAAAGGTGTAGTAGCATCAGCTTCTCTTAATGGAACAGCAGATAGCGATAAATATAAACCACCTCATTATATAGCACCAAACATAGAACAAGGTTATGCTCAATTCTATGGAGGTGATAACATTAACTCTGTACTTAATCAAAGAGGAGGAGACTTAGGTCAATTCGGTGATTATCCTGGTTTTAGTAGTTCGTCTATAAGTACTGCAATTTATTTCTCATGGGTAGATTTAGATACTATAAGTAATCAACCTAATATAGAATTTAGAGGTATGACACCAGGCTATCTATTCTCAGTTGCTTATTTACAAAGTCATGAAACCTTACCAGGAATAGGCGGTGAAGCAAGATGGTATAGTAGCGTAAGTAGTAGTTTTGACTTAGTTGGTAGTGAAGTAGAATTAAGTGATATAAGTTCTCAGAAACATGCTATGGCTACGTACTACTCTTATAGTGGATCTAATAATGCATGGCAATCTACTTACCTTATAGTATCAGGTTCTCCTATATCAGGAAGAACTGATTACGGTAGAGGTGCAGTAACTAGTTCAAGAGCACCTGGTGAAACTAAAGTTTCTCTTAACAGTAATTTCTTAGAGTATACAACGGGTGTTAGAAATAACGAAGGATTAGCAATTGGTGGTTCAGGAGAAGTTGAGTCTAAAGGTAACAATAACTTTAAATTAGCTCACTTCCTTCTATATACAGGAAGCTTAAGTGAAGCTCAAATAACAAGCGTAATAAATGATTTCTCTGCTTCTGTAACTTACGGAGGAGAATTAAATTCAATAAGTAATTAAGATGATAAACGATTTAATACTTAGAGTAACATATGACGATACAATATACGATTTAGACGTAGATGTAGATGTACCTTTAAGACTAGATATGTCAACGGTAGAGAGTCAAGAGTTTGGTAAAGTATTTGGCGTAGGTTCTCAAACATTTAACTTACCAGGTACAAGTAAAAACAATAGATTCTTTAAACATGCCTACTCTGTCTCTGCAACAGACGTACCTGCTTTTTATAATACCATATCGTGTTCTGTTTTACTAAACGGAGAGACGCTTCTAATAGGGCGTTTACAGCTAATGGAGGTAATTACTTCGGACGAAGGTTATATAGACTATAAAGTTCAAGTAACTGACACGGTATTACAGTTTCAAGAAGCATTAAATGGTCTACTAATTAAGAATGCAGACTTTAGTGCTTACAATCATACGTTTAATTCAGCATCTATAATAGATTCTTGGGATGATAATTTACTATCCGGTAGTATATTTTATCCACTAGCAGAGTACGGAGGACAGAATGATACTAATAATTTACCTTTTGCTACGTTTGCTTCTGGTAGTGCTTTCGATCAATCTACTTCTAGAGCATGGGATATAGCTTTACATCCATATGAACCAATACAATTCTTACCTGCTATAAAGGCTAAAGATTTACTTACAGTAATCTTCGATCAAGTAGGTTATAGGTATACAGGTTCTTTTACAGAAACAGCAGACTTTACTCAAGCTTATGTATTACCAAAAGGACAAGATGCATTAGGACCAGTAGTAGATCCTGACTTAGTAGCAACGTTTGAAGCAGAAGAAAATGTACCTCAATCCTTTGGTACAGGAGTAGTAAGTTCAGATCAAGTTAACTTTACAACAGAAATTAGTGACCCACAAAGTGCTTATAATACAGTACAGAGTCATTACGTATGTCCTGCTACTGGAGATTATATTTTTAGAGCAGATGTATCTTTTCCTCAACCTTTCTTAGGTACAACAGATATAGTAACGTTTACCTTAAGTTTAAATAAAGGTGTATATCCAAGTTCAGCTGCAGTAATAGATACAGCACGTATAACCACAAATATATTAGACTCAGGACCAACAATAAGTCTAGCAGTAGGAGGTAAACATAACCTTAACTCTGGAGATGATGTATGGGTAACGTTTAGTAAAACATCAGGAGGTAATGCTTTTAGTTTTAGTAACGCTCAATTTGCTTGTAGTGATGCACCACCAAGCGTAATAGATACTACGTTATTGATGAACTTACAGTTTCAATCTGATACTAAGAGTTTAGATATACTTCAAGGTTTTATGCAACAATATAATCTTGTAATGGTACCGGAAGAAGATTCTTCTAGAACTATTGTTATTGAAACGTTTGACGATTGGATAGGTCAAGGTGAAGTAAAAGATTGGTCTCAAAAATATAATACAGCTAGAAGAGTAGGTATAAACCATACCGTAGATGACTTAGCTAAAGAGACGTTTCTTAAGAATGCAGATGATGTAGATAGATTTTCTAAGATAACTATAGATAACCAACCCAATGATCAGTACGGTACTTTAAGATTATTAGCAGATAATAATATATCACAAGGAGAAGATACTATTGGTGATTTCTTTGCACCTGTAATACTATCAGGACCTTTCCAGGTAGCTAGTACACCAGCAAGAGATTTACCAGAATCACAATCGTTTGACTTTGATATAGATGTAAACGACAATACAGTATTTCCTCATTTATATAGATTTGAGAATAAACAAATAAGATCATTTGCTTTTAAACCAAGAATAGGGTATAAAGTAACTAATACAGTACAATATCCTTATGTAATAAAAATAGGAGATGTAGATAATAAATCAAGTATTTCTGGTAGTTATGCTACTCTATCTAACGTAGCTGCTTTGCCAGTTATATCTTCTTCTACTAATGACTTGTTATTTAACAATACTTATACACCTTATACTGACGTAGGTTTTAACCTTAACAACAGTGTATCTAATTACGAAAGATACTGGAAGACTTTTTATAGTAGTCTTTATTGGGAAAATGCTACTTTAGTAACTATGGATTTATTCTTTGAACCTTACGAATATCAAAGTATAAAACTTAACGATAGAATATTAGTAAATAATATAGCTTATCGAATAAATAAAATTAAAGGGTTTAACTTAACCCGTAGAGATGTAGTTACAGTAGAGTTACTAAGACTATATCCTTCTTACTTTGAAGCAACCGATGTAGTAGAGTGTCCTAAAGTAGAAACTTACGAAGCACAGAATATAACATCTCAATCTATGACATTATCCGGTAGTGTAACATCTATTGGTTCTGGTATACTTGAAAAAGGATTCGTAGTAAGTACATCAGATACTACTCCTACTATAGAAGAAGGAGCAACTAAATACGTTGTAGCAGGTGTTTCTGCTGGTGAGTACGATTATGACTTAACTGGACTTAATCCTGGTACTACTTATTATTACCAAGCATATGTAAGTTCAAGTCAAGAAGCTTGTGGTAATCCAATATATAATGGTGACTCAAGAGGAAATCCTACTTTAACTTCTAGTGCTTGTCCTGCTGTAATAACAGTTAGTGGTTCAGTACAAGGGCCTTATAAAGCTACTTTATTTGGTTCTACTACTAATACAGGATCAGGAGTCGTAGAGAGAGGATTTGTAATTAGTTCAACTGATACTAGTCCTGAGATAGGAGAAACTAACGTTAATAAGAAAATAAATGCTACAGGTAGTGCAGCTAATGTAGTAGAGAGCTGGAGTAATATAATAACAGGAAGTATAGATACTTGGTTATCTTGTAGTACTGATTATAACTTTAGAGCATATGCTTCTTCTAGTGAATGTTTAGAGTACGGTACTAACCTTACTTTTACAACTGAAGCTTGTCCAACAGGTTCTACACCATCTGATACTGGTAGTTGTATACCATTTAGTGCTTCTTTAGAAACAATATTTAACGGAGCTTGTAGTGAGACAATAGCACAAGTATTGCATACTGACTATACTGGTTCATGGCCTCCAACTCAAGGTTACTTAGACGGAGGAGGAGTAATGCATGTATATATGGATAGTAGCTGTAGTGTTGCTTCACCAAATACATACTATGCATTTGATAGTAGTTCAACTACGGGTACAGACGTTAATAGCTTCTTAAGAGTTAATGATGCAGTAGGAGACAATCCAGGAGACGTAATTTACATCTATAATTGTGAAGGTCCTTAAATAATTAAAATTCTATTTATATAATATATGGCAAAAGAGGTAGTAAATATAGACGTACAGGTCCAAACTAAATCCGTAGGTGAGTTAGAAACTGAATTAGCTAAAATTAACGAAGAGTTAAAACAAGTTAAGATAGGTAGTCAAGCTTTTAAAGACTTATCTGCAGATTCTCAAAAACTTACAGCAGAGTTAGAGACCGTAAATAGAGAGATCGAAGGATTTACTTTAGATAAGAAGATTGAAACATCTCAAGCAGCTGTATTAGGTTTAGCTGGAGGATTAGAAGCTACTGTAGGTACTTTAGGTCTATTAGGAGTAGAGTCAGAGGTATTCGGTAAGTTTGAAGAAAAAGCTATATCAGCATTAACTGCAGCAAGAGGATTTATAGATCTATCAGAAGGGTTTGGTAAATTAGCTAAGAATATATCTTTTGCAACTATAAAGTCTAAGATATTCGGTATAACAACTAAACAAGCTTTAATTGCAACAGGTATAGGTGTATTTGCAGTAGCGTTAGGTAGTATTGTAGCTTACTGGGATGATATTATAAAAGGAGTAGATAAAGCAGCTAAGAAGTTTCCTTTACTTGGAATTATAATTACTAAGATAGAAAACGGCTTCAATACTCTTATAGAGTCAATGAGACCGGTACTAGAGTTCTTTGGTATCTTACCAGATGCAGCAGAGAGAGCTAACAATAAGATTATAGAAGGTAATGAAGAATTAATTTCTTCTAATAAAAAGACTATAGATATACTAAAAGCAAGAGGAGCTACTCAAGAAGAGATTTATGCTAAACAAGAAGAGCTCTTAATGGCTGAGTTAGATAACCTTAAAAGAACTGATGCTGAAGCTGAAGATATAGAATCTAAAGCTCATGAATTAACTCTACTTAGAATAGCAGAAGAAACAAGAAAAAGAAAAGAAGCATTTGACGAAAGATTAAAACAAATTCAGTTAAGTGAAACTTTAGAGAAAGAAAGAGTAGAATTAGAAAAGGAATGGTTTGCTAACTTTGGTGATGAAGCTGCTATGTCGTTTGTAGAGGCATTTGATAAGACTGTAGAAGAAGAGTTTGAACCAGAATTTATTGACGAAGATTTCGATGACGTAATGGATGGGTTACTAGGAGAAGATGGTGTAGTAACTAAATTTAGAAAAGGATTAGATGATGCATTACAGCAAACTTTAGCTAATAAAGATAATTGGAATAACTTTTTTGATTTAGCCAATCAAGCATTTGGTAACATAGAGATGTTATCTCAACAGAAGTACGAAAGAACGTTACTTAACTTACAAAGAGAGAGAGATGAGATAATAAATAATACTAGTCTTACAGAGCAAGAAAGAGCAGCAGCATTAGAAAGAATAGAAAAGAAAGAAAAAGAAACAGAGATAAGAAGAATAAAAGCAGAAAGAGATCAATTTACTCTTAAACAAACCTTAGCAGGATTAGAAGCTATAATGAATGCTAAGATGTTTGCTATAGAAATGGTACAGATAGCTAAGAAACAAGTAGCTAATGCTACAGCAACAGCACAATAAATAGCTTTATCCGGTATTGCCGCTACTGGTAAAGCCTCTATGTCCTTAGGAGCCTTTGTAGCTGCATTAGGACCTTTTGGTATTGCTGCATTTGCTGCTACTATTGGAGGGGTAATTGCAAGTATTATATCTGCAAGAAAGAATGCTAAGTCACAAATAGCCGCTATAAGCGGTGGTGCCGGAGGTGGTGGCGGAGGCGGAGTACAAGTAGGATCTGCTCCATCACAAGGATTAGCTAATTTAGAAGATACATCAGCACCTCAATTTTCAGGAGCACAACCTGCAATAAGAACATATGTATTATCAGGAGATGTAACCTCTGCACAAGAGGCTGATAGTAAAATAAATAAAAGAAGAACGGTAGGATAAAATTTATATTATGAGGATAATCGAATTATTAATAGACAAGTTAGAAGAGTTTAATGGGTTTGATGCAGTAGCATTAGTAGAAGAACCAGCTATAGAATTAGATTTCTTTGCTTTTAACAATAAAGAAGTATTAGATACAATTAAGTTTGAAGTACTAAAACTTGCAATGAAAGAAAAATTTGTAGAAAGACTACCCGGAGAAGGTAAAGATAGCTACATAGCAAGATGTATACCGGTACTAAAGTCAGAAGGATACGGTGACGATCAAGCAGCAGCTATATGTTATGATGCTTTAAAACTAGATAGTCACGAAGAATACGAGCATAAAACTCTTTATGTCTCTGTAGTTAAAACAGACGATGGTAAAAAGTATGTTATAGACGATACGTTACTACCAGAGTTACACTTAGAGAGAGGTAAGAAATACTGTATCGATCAATGTGATGAGTCAAATCAAGACCATCCTATGAGATTATCTATAACTCCTGACGGTATACATAACGGAGGTAAAGCTTATTTAGGTCAAGGAACTGACGAAGTAGAGTATCAATTAGATAAAATACATTTCTGTCCTAAAACATCTACACCAGAAGTACTTTATTATTACTGTGTTAATCATCCAGGAATGGGAGGTAGATTTGTAATGGTACAAAAAGAAATGGACTTAGATATAGATGTATCTAGTCTACCAGATTATGCTAACCCTTTAGAAGACCAAGAATATGAATTTGAATCCTTTAATGACTATCCTGAATCTGCCACTAATGCCGCTAAAAGAGCCCTTAAGTGGAGAGAAGATCATCCAGACAATGATTGCGGGACCCGTGTGGGATGGGCCAGAGCTAATCAGCTTGCTGACAGACGAAACATATCAGAAGATACTATTGCAAGAATGGCTTCGTTTGCTAGACATTTACAATACGAAGATGTCCCATACTCAGAGGGATGCGGAGGTCTTATGGTTGATGCTTGGGGAGGACGTGCCGGAATAGAATGGGCTAAAAATAAGCTAGAAAGAATAAGAGCAAGTAAGGTGTCTCTCTCTAATGAAAGTATTATAGAAAGTCTACCTATAGAAGAACAAGAGAACATCTTTAAGACACTATCAGATAGAGGGATTAACGAAGCTAAGTTAGGTAAAGATGGCTATGAAAGAGTAGAACCAGAAGAATTCTTTAAAAACGTATTTACTTCTGCAACTACAGGACTACCAATAAAGGGAGATGCTAAACAAGCAGATGCTATAACTACAAAAGGTGCTAAGGTATTATACGAATACGTAGGGCCATTAGATGAAAAGACTAGAAAGTTTTGTAGAAGAATGTTATCATTAAGTAAAAAAGGTACTTTATGGTCTAAAGCAGACTTACAAAACATACAAGGTAGTAACCCAGAGTTTCCACAATACTATAATATATTTCTATACAAAGGGTCTTATGGTTGTAGACATTCTTGGAAAGCAGTTTATCTATACCAAAAGAAACCTAAGAAAGCTAAAGTTACTGTAACGTTTATGCAGAAAGCTGAGTTAGCTTCTAAAGAGTTTAAGTTTGGATTAAACGAAGATAAGAAAAGAGTAGTAGGTCCAATGCTTGTTCCTAATAAACTTATAATGAGAATGGATGCTGAAGGTAATCCTTTTTATGTATATTTTAGTGAAGATACAGTAAGATCTATAGCTGAAAAAGCAATTAAAGAAAAACTAATAGATATAGTTAACTTAGAACACAATCCAGATATGCCAGTAAAGGCACATATGACTAGTAGTTGGATAAAAGAATCAGATGACGATAAATCTAGTATGTATGGTTTAAACGTACCTATGGGTACTTGGATGGCAGAGTATAAGATAGAAGACGATAACGTATGGCAGATGATTAAGGATGGAGTTATTAACGGGTTTAGTATAGAAGGTTTCTTTCAAAATAAAAAGATACAATAATAATATATAAATATATATAGATATATGGAACTAAGTAACTTTCAAACAGGTGGAATAGGTTTTATGAGCTCAAGCGTAGTATCATTTATGCATCTACAAGACGTACTAATTGCCTTTTTATTAGGGTTTGTTGGTGCTATGGGTGCTTGGCTATTTAAATTTATAGTGGAAAAGCTTACAAAATAACGTGTCTCTCCTATTATTTTTGAATAGTTATATATAAGCCTATTTATTACTATAGAAAAGACACTTAACTAACTTAAAAATTCAATATTGTGAAAAAAGAAGAATTAAAGGACTTAGTGAAAGGCTATTTCAATCTAACAGACAAACAAGACGAAATCAAAGAATCAAAAGAAATTACTAAAGAAGCATTTGCATCAGGAGAGTTAATTGACGGAACTAAAGTCAATAACGGATCTGATAAAGATCTTGAAGTTGGTGATAGCTTATTCGTAGAAACTGAAGCTGGTGAAACAGTAGATGCTCCTTCTGGAGAACACGAGATGAAAGATGGTACTGTTGTTGTTGTAGATGGAGAAGGCAAAATAACAGGTCTACACAAAGACGGTGAAACCGGTCAAGGATCTCTTGCAGAAGAGTTACCAGATTCAGGTCCTGCTAAAATCTTAAACGAGAAAGACGAAATGTCAGAAGTTAAAGAAGAAGTAGCACTTGCTGACGCAATCGAAGAATCAGGTGATTTACCAATGGCAGAACATAGCGACGACGAAGAAGCTATGGCACACCATGAAATGAAAGAAGAGATTATCGAAGCTATCATGGAAGTAGTATCTCCTATGATGGATGAGATGAAAAAGAAACTAGAAGAGCACGAAGAAAAAATGAAAGAACATTATTCTTCAGCAGCTAGTGATTCAGTAACTGAAAAAGCTTTTAGTAAAGCTGGATTTGGTTCAAAGCCAGAAGGAGAAGTATTAAACTTTTCTAATGGTGATTTAAAAGCTATGCAATACGCTAACGTATTAAGTAGAGCTTCAAAAAACAATTAATTAACAAACTTTAAAATTTAAAAATTATGGCATTAGATGTATCTGCATTATCAGACTTCAATAACGAAGTAGCAGGAAAAGTCGTTCCTAAGATTGTATTTGAAGGATATACTACTTCAATACTACCAATCCAGGAAGGTATTAAATACCAAGAGCCGTTAAACATATTCGAAGTTGATTTACAAATCCAAGCCGGAGATTGTGTTTCAAATGCTTCAGGATCTTTTGACGCGACTCAAAGAACAATTACAGTTACTCAAAGAACTTCTTACGATGGGCTTTGTTTAGACAACCTAAATCCAAAGTACTTAGGTATTTCGGCTTTAGATAGAGGATCGTACAACGAGACTTTCAAATTAGCTTCTATATACACGGAGCAAATCGTTAACCAAATGAAAAAAGCAGATGATGCTTTCCTATGGGGTGCAGGTCAATTCGGAACCTTTACTTCAGCATCTACAGCAGGAGTAGTAATTCCTGATGCAGCTACAGGATCAGTATCTTCAGCTACAATTCTTGGGATCACTGACGCAATGATAGAAAACTTATCTGACGATGTAGCAGATAGAGATGATTTAACTATCTGGATGTCTGTATCTAACTTTAGAAAATTCATTACAGCGTTAAGAGGAATTAACAACTATTACTTCGACCCAAGCTCTATTTCTAATAGAACTGGTATCTTACAAATAGCTTATCCATTCCAAAATGTAAAAGTAGTAGGAACAAGTGGTATCTCTGGAGACAGAATCGCACTTATGCCTGATGCTTATGCAGTAGTAGGAGTAGATCTATTGAGTGACGTTGAAAACTTCCAACTTTGGTATGATATTAATGCAGACCAATTAAAACATAGATTAAAATCTAAGTTAGGTTCGCAAGTAGCGTTCCCAGAGTACATCGTTTCTAACGGATTAAACTAATATAACCTATAGAGGGTCTTTAATTAGGCCCTTTATACTAACCTAAAAAAACTAAAATTATGGCATGTAACATTTCAAGCGGATTTACTTTAGCATGTAGAGACAATAGCGGGGGTATAAAAAATATTTATATTCTTTCAGGCTCTGTATCCTCAGTAGTTGAAGCTTCAGAAGGTCTAATTAGTGCATTATCGGGTTCAGGTGTATTTTATAAATTTGAATTAACGAAAAACACTGGAGACTTTACAGAGACTCCTACTCCAAGTTTAGAAAATGGAACTGTTTTTTATGATTCTACAATCAACGTAGCGTTTCACAAATTACAATCAAGTATCAGAAATCAAGTTAAAGTATTAGCTCAGAATCCTGATCTTAAAATAATTGTAGAAACTAACAATGGTGTTGAATCACCGTACACAGGAAGATTCTTTTATGTCGGAAGATATAGAGGAGCAACTCTTTCAGGGGGAGCAGCAACATCCGGAACAGCTTTCGGAGATGCTAATCAATACGCTCTAGCTTTTCAAGGCATGGAGCCGGAACCTGCAGATGAAATTTCAACTTCTGACGGTACTTTAGCAGTCGCACTATCTGGAATAACAGTAGGCTAATTATACAATAACTAAAGGGGAAAGGTTCTAAACTATCTTTCCCTTTTTTTTTAAACGAATTAAATGATAAACTTAATTAAAGAAGGTACTACTAATACAATAGCAATATCACCTGCTACAGCTAGTATCTACCATTCACAAGTAAGCGGATCATTCAGATTAAACATTACACAGGACTATGATATGTCCAGTGCAAGTCTTGCTTTGGATAAGCTAGCACCAGTTCCGGCTGGATATTATAATAACTATTTGTTATTTAGCGTTCCATCAAGTCTTATACCGTCTCAGAGCGGTAATTATTCTTATGTATTAGTAGAAGGTATAACTGGTACTGGTATATGGGGAAATACAACAGAAACATTTGGCCTTGCAGACTTTAAATGGACTGACGAAGGTACGTTTATAAATGATAGACAAATAGATTCAGGTAGAGTAAGAGTTGTTGGATTGGATGATCCTTCGTATCTTAGTTATATCGGTGGTCCACAAGAAGGACAATATACAACTTATCATAAATAATTATGGCAAAGAATAAAAATAAAATGCATTTCGCCAAAGTAGAAAGGTTTAACTCAGAGCAAGTAAACTTTCAAGAGAAGATACAAGGCAAATATGTAAAGAGTGGTAACGATAATAGGTTTCCACAATATCTTATAGACTTATACAACAGATCAGCAATACATGCTGCTTGTGTAGATTCTATTGTCCATGGAGTTATAGGACAAGGGTTAACAGCAAACGATGAGCTTTTTTTAGAGCATGCAAATAGTAGAGGAGAAACATGGAATGATATCTTTAAGAAAATATCTTTAGATTATATCTTACACGGTAGCTTTGCTTTAGAAGTTATCTACAGTAGAGATAGAACTAAAATAGCAGAAGCATATCATATTGACTTTTCAACTCTTAGAGCTAAAGAAAAAAACCATAGAGGAATTATTCCTGGATACTATATTTCTAACGAATGGAAAGTATTTACTGCTCATACAGACGATAATACAATGTATCTTCCAGTATTTAATACTAAGAAAGCAAGAGATGAAGCTTCTCAAATCTTTGTCGTACACAACTACAGACCAGGTCAACAGTACTATCCGTTACCTTCTTATAATGGAGCCCTTAGAACCATTGAGTTAGACGTAGAAATAGATAATTTCCATGTTAATAACATAAAGAATGGCTTAGCACCAAGTTTAGCTATAACAACTTATACAAATGGAGCTAATGACGATGTAGAGTCTATAGAGGCTATGTTAAGGTCTAACTATGGCGGAACTGATAATGCTGGTTCATTAATATATATGGATGTAGATAGTCCAGAAAATAAACCAGATATAACACCAATACCTCAGAATGGAGCTGATGGTTATTATACTGCGATTAACGATATGTCTATTCAGCAGATACTAACAGCACATAGAGTTACAAGTCCTATGTTATTAGGAATAAAAACAGAAGGTCAGTTAGGTGGTAGATCAGAACTAATAGATGCTAGAATATTATTCGAACATAACGTTATTGAACCATTCCAGCAACAAATATTAAGACAATTAGAGGGTATTATGCAAGTTAATTACCCAGACATAGTCTTAGGAGTAGAAACTCAAACTTTATATGAAGATGGAGAAGTAGAAGAAGATGTAGTAACTTCAGTAGAGGTAACTGACTCAGAAGCTGAACAAGTAGAGAGATCAGACGAAACTAACGTAGAAGACGTACCAAGAAATTTAGAATAAAGATATGACAAATACATTTTTAATATCAGAAGCTCAAATACGAAATTATACTGACATCGAAGATAACATCGATTCAGCATTAGTTAAAAACGGTATAAGAGAAGCACAGGATATAAAGCTACAACCAATTATAGGTACTTTACTAATAGATAAACTTTATTCTTTAGTAGATGCAGGTACTATGGGAGATGCGGCTAATGCAGACTATAAAACGTTATTAGATAGCTATATTCAAGATATGCTTATATATGCAGCTTATTACTATATACTAGACTCAGTATACATAAGAAGTAGAAACAATGGATTACTTATACCTGATGGTGGAGAAAATTCTATTGCAGCAGATAGATCTATGTATAACGTTAAAAGACAAGCAGTACAAAATAAAATGGAATTCTATTCTAATTTATTAACAGACTATATAATAGAAGAACAAACTTTATATCCAGAGTTAAATGCTTCAAATAAACTATTCGAATTAAATCCTGATTACGATGAGAAATATGGTTCTCCATTTATCTTTAACCATAAAGGAAAAATGACTAGAGAGTTTATAAGAAGAGGATACAGAGTTTACGACACAAGATATAAACAATACCCACAATAATTATGGCACTAAATTACAATTTAACTAACCAGGAAATAAAGGATACATTTCAGCAGCTTGCACAGGTATCTGGTAGTATAGCTACTAATCAAGGTCAAGCAAGTGGATCTGCTATTTTAGATGGTTCAGGTAGTAGAGTAGAAAACTTACACGTAACTGCTAGTCATGCAGTATCATCTTCTTTTGCTGACTTAGCTAAGAGTGCTACAACTGCTACTTTAGCAAATACTGCTTCTTTCTTTGGAGAGGGTATGGTGACTGCCTCAGCGGTAGCTTCAACTATTACGTTTACTAAAGATAACGGTACTACATTTGATATACAGATAGCTCAATCAGGTTCAGTAGAATCAGCTTCTTATGCTGCTTTTGCTAGTAATGCAGAGTCTTCATCTTATGCAGTTTCTGCTTCTAGTGCTATATATACAGTATCAAGTTCTTATGCAATTAAAGCTAGTTCATCAGATACAGCTACATCAGCTACAACAGCAACTTCTGCTTCACATGCAGTAATAGCAGATAGCGCTTTAAGTTCTACTTCCGCTACTAGTGCTTCTCATGCAGAGTTTGCAGATCTAGCAGAGTTAGCAAATAACGCAACTGCTGCAGTAAGTGCATCTCACTCTTTAAAAGCTAACTTAGCAGATAATGCTACTAATGCAGTAACGGCTTCACATGCGGTTAGTGCTTTAAGTTCTTCTCATGCTATAAAGGCTAATTCAGCAGACAGTGCTACTAGCGCTACAACGGCAACATCAGCATCACATTCGGAAAGATCAGACTTTGCAGGTACAGCAGATTCAGCTACTTCGGCTTCTCATTCAGAGTTTGCTGATTTAGCAGAACTAGCTAACAATGCTACAGCAGCGGTTTCTGCTTCTTATGCTTTAAGTTCATCAGTAGTAAATGACCCTAACGTAGCTTACATAAATAAAAATAATGTATTTACAGGTGACCAAACGTTTAACGATATAACAGTTAATGGTACTGGTTCATTTGCTTATATAGAGTCAGTAACAGGTTCAGCTAAGAATATAGGAGAATCTTTTATAGTACTTACTAACGATACTCCTGCTCAAAGATATGCAGGAATAAAAGTATACGATAGTGGTAGTACTGCAGCTACAGCTTCTCTAGAATGGGATGGTTTAAATGATAACTGGATTATAGCAGAAGAGACTGGAAATACAGGAGCTGTACTAACAGGCGTTACAGGTAGTAGAGGCTCAGAAGCTTTACCTACTATAAACGTATTACAAAAAGGAGCAGGACATCATAGTTTAACTAACTCTAACATTACCGATGACGGTACAAGTGTTAGTGTTTCTACGTCAGTTACTTCTAGTAATGGATTTAGATCTAGTGGATTTAACAAACCTTCTAGCTTTAATGGCGATGTAAGTGCATTTAGTTTAACTACTACTGGAGAGGTATTAGCTAAAGCTTCTTTTAGTACTACAGCAGGAATGACTTTAGGAGAAGTTGGCACACCTAAGAGATTGGGATACTTTAAAGCAAATACAGATATAGGATCTAATTCAGGTGTAGGTGCAGCAGCAGGTTTATACATAGTAGATGCTAATCAATCAGATGCATTTGTAGGTACAATAGCTAACTTTAGTAATCCATTCGATGAAGCAGATTCAGGTTCGTTTATTATGCAAGGTGGAGCTAATGCAGATTCTAATTATCAGAATACGATAATGTATGCTAATGAGGCTAATGGTTTCCCTCACTTTGTAAAATCAACTTACTTTGACAAACCAGTATTTGTATCTAGTAGTTTACAAGTTACAGGTTCTTTAGACGTTAATGGAGCTTTAACACCAAGTAGTATATCTACAGGTAATATAGTTGCAACTGCAGTTACTTCTAGTAATGGATTCTCTTCTACAGCAATTAACGCAGCTTCTAACTTTAACGGTAACGTTCAGGCGTTTAGTTTTGGTACTACAGGGGCAGTTAGTTTAGATGCTTCGTTTAGTACAACAACAGGGCTTAGCTTTGGTACATATGCAGGACCGGTTAAAACTATTGGTACTACAATTTATTATACGTCTGCAAGTCAAGCAAGTAGTGCGATAAGATACTACGGTCAATATATTATCGATAGAGATCAAAGTAACTCATTTGTTGGTAACTTTGTAAATTTAGGAAGTTTAGATACAGCAGATAAGACTGCTTTTGTAATTCAAGGTGGTGCTAATGCAGATGCAGATTATAGTAACACTATTATGTCTGCTAACGAAACAGATGGTTTTCCTAAGTTTCAAAAATCAGTACATTTTCTTAAGAAAGTAATTACTTCAGGCTCTGTTGCTACAGAGGTTATTAGTGGTTCTCACAATGGTAGTAATATCTTTATAGATTACTCTCAAGGTAGTATGTTTGACGTAGAGTTAAAGTCAGGTAGTCTTTTAGTAGTAGAAGCACAGAATATAGAAAAAGGTATGACTGCAATGATTAAATTAAGACAACCTACTGCTACAGGTGCATATGGTACTATTGATTTTGCAGATGCTTATAAGTTTGCAGACGGTACTAAAGTACAGGCAACACAAGCTTCAGGTAGTGTAGATATACTTACTGTTACTTCTTTTGACGGAACTACTTTAGATACTACATCTGTTAAGAATTTAAAATAATAGAATATGTTAATTAAACCTTTTGGCTTTGCAGGAGCAGGTGGAGTAAGTGAATGGGACCCTACTCTTGATGGAGATCTTACAATAAATTATTGGTATGATTTTACCTCTAACGATTATGTAACGTTAAGTGGTAGTTCAACTAATGTATTAGATATACTTCCTAGACAAAAGCCAGCAGGAGAAACAGGTGAAGGTAGATTACATGATGCTTCTGGTACTTCTAAAGGGTATACTAACCCGGTAGAGTGGAATACTAATTTTAACATAGACTGTATAAACATAAATAATGCTGCATTATTCTCAGGTAGTGATTCTTTAAACTTAAACTGGATACCAAGTGGTAGTACAAATAACGATGAATGGTCGGCTGTATGTATAACTGCTACTGATGATTGGCAGGATAGAGGTACTACAAATAGTATTGCAGCATGGAATATAACAGCTACTGGAGATGGTTATGATAGTTTAAACTTATTTATAAATAAAAACGGTGGTTTAGGTAGTAGTTGTAGTGGGAGTGGTGACTTCGATGTTGCTTATGGTAACTACAACGGTTCGAATTGGAACGATACAAGATTTCAAAACATGACTGCTAATCCTTCTGGTTCAAGTGGTGAAGGTTATGTACCTAATATGTATAGTACAACCTTTAGCGGTGATAGTAATCCAGCAGATGCAAGTTTTACTGTTAACAATCGTGACGAATGTAGTGGTTTATCTTTTACTAAAGCTTCAGGTAATAGTTGCGGTTTATGTATCGCTGCAGCTCCTACGTTTACAAGTGCAAATAGTTACAACGGTAGGTATTGGCATTTCATTACTTATAAAGGTATTCTTACAGAAGCGCAGATGAAAAGTTTATACGATACTTGGAGAGAGCATTATTTAGCTTTAGCACCATAGTTATCTTTATAACGTAACCAAACATCTCTCATTATTCTAGTCCTATCTTCTATAGGAAAGCCAGTAAAGTGCCATATAAAAGCATACTTAATAAAGAACGGTGTAGGATCTTCGTTTAACTGCCAATTGTGTTTAAACATATCTTTTTTATGTATAGAGAATAAGTTCCAAGTAGGAGGCAGATATTTTATTTTTACTTTATTTAGTTTCAGTACATAGTTAAGAACGGTTTGTACTTTACCAACACCTTTTATTAGATCTAAGTCTTTACCATAATGTAAGTATAATCCTTGTAACTCATCAAAAATATACTTATGCTCTTTAGTAAAGAAACATACACCGGAGTTAAAATAGTTATCTAAAATAAAGTCATCAGTAGCTGCTTTAGGAAAAAAAGGTTTATAAGCATCTAAAGATCTAAGAATCCATCCTATACTAGCTCTATCGTTTACTACACAGAATTCATCTGTATATAAGTCAAAAGGATTAGGTGCATCCCATTTAACCATAGTATCTGAGTCAACGTATATAATCTTATCGTACTTATCTCCTACGTAATCAAATATAAGATCTTTAGCCCATACAGGGTATTTATAATCATTGTTAACTGTAGGACCAGTCATTTTATCAATAACTAAAAAGTCTATATCCATCTTCTTACACCAAGCAGTCCAAGAATTTATACAGTATTGACTATACTCAGAGTTGTTAAACTGAGAAGTATCACTGTTGATTGCAGTAGTATATATTAGATTTTTACTCATCTCTTATTATATAAACTTATATATGTTTATAAATACGTAAGTAA